TCACATTTCATCAAGAGACAACGCAGAAGTCGGACAAGATTCAAGCATTTCTGTTATTAAACTGTCATGCTCTTTCAGGAAAAAATCAGAGATAGACAATTTCCCGTTTTCTTTTGTTACAAACCCCGGAAGAAGTTCTTCGCACCGGTGGCATGATTTTCCATTACAAGCATATGGGTAGATTCTAAGTTCGTGCATTTCAAGCCCTATAAAAAATATGATCACCAATCTCAGCAATCTTTTTCATACGTCGATTCCATCCAGGATTAACATCAACAGAATGGTAATGATCTACACCCTGCATAGTATTTCCCTGTAATCGCTGATCCATTGCAATAGCAGCTGCCTCGAAGCACATCTCAAACGCATGGTGGTCGGTGACGTCGTCTGGTTTGTTATCCGAGTACCAAGAGAACTGCTGAGGCTGTTGTATCACCTCGACAACGGATTTCCTCCGTTTTGTGGTTCTTGCGATCACCACATGAGCAACCCCGATTTTACCTTCTAGTGGTTCGCCCCTGGCCTCATGGTAAATATTGAGAGCCAGCCAATATATTGATTTGACAAATAGCATTTCTACCCTTCTTTAGTGCTTTGCTTTTCATAACGACAATTGAGTACAGCAAGAGTCTCAAGGACAGCCACGAACTTCCCTGTTAAATTTTCCAGCTGTTTGTCCATCCTTTCCACCGCCTCTCTCTGGTGTCTCATTTCAGTAAGCAGATGATTCTGGCAATGTGCCTGCATCTTGTCATGTGCTCTATAGCTGATATATCGAGGTTCCCCGTTTTCGGTGATGAATCGTTCATCAATCTCGGATATCTTCAAATCCAGCTGCAGCATTCTTTTGTCAATCTGTGCTTCAATTTCATCATCGAGGACAGAAACTTTTTCGAAAAACTGTGTTGTTGATTCCTCCAGGATCTCCACTCGTTTGATCAGCACCCCATAGGTACGCCCAACTCCAAATATTACACAGAGCTGGGTGATTACAAACGCTGCAACCCCGATATCCTTGTTATCAACCTGCATGGGCGATCACCACTTGCATGCATTGCAGATCGTTTTTATCAGTCCAAAAAGCAGGGCCGCCAAAATCCCGCACAGCTCCGTAATAATCAATGGCCATATGCCGTCTCCAACGCCTCAGCAACCACACAGATTCAGCCTCCACAATTCTGAGCATATTATTCAGAAACACTCGATCAGCTTCTTCTTTATCAGCTATGCTATTACCAACGTGATACATATAATCATGTATATCACACGCCTCTTTGATAGATAGCCAGAGCAAATGCCCAGGCACAAGGCGGCCTTTCCAGCCGGATGTCCCGCAGCCATTGCATATTGCTTTGTGTGCTGCAGGACTGAGCTGGAAATATTCTGCTGGAGCAAACAGGTACATGACTATTCCTTATTATAGGCCATAATTACAGTATCAGCAGCACACCCAGGAGGTGCAAAAACAGAGGCTCGATAGTTCAGGTTTTCATGCGATCCCACCGGAAAATCAGTCCCGCAAAAGCAATAGGCTTGATTCGTCCCTTTGCTACCATCGGCCCCGATGGTCGTGGTCGCATCCGGCACCAGCAGATCAGCGCAACCGGGAAAACTAAACTTGATTTCCCCGCCGTAATATGATCCCGTTTCAGGCAACCAGGTGAACTTTTTATTGTTTCCCTTGAGCGCTTCCAGGGAGTGGGTTTCCGTAGTGTTGAACTCTCCGCTTTGCACCTCTGCTTTTTCAAGGGCGGATTGTGTTGGCGCAACCACAGGAATTGCAGCTGCAGGGCGAGAATTGTCGTTATTGCTCTCCGTCTGTCTGGAATCGTTTGTTGCATCCAAGATGCTCTTTATCCCATCCATAGCAGCACCAGCACTATCCCGTGCGTTCTGCTGAGTAGAGCCATTCTGTGCCAAAGCAGCATCGAGTTTTGTTCGTGCATCTGTCTTGGCATCCTGTCTGACAGCCGTATTGCTGTCCACGTCGGCATCGAGCACCAGCACCAAGACATTGTGACCATCATCGGTCTGCATATCGATATCATATCGCTTGGTCACAGCAGACTCTGGAGCAGCACAACCTCCAACAAACAGCAACAGACAAACAAGCAGCAAACCACCACCAAAATTCAAATAATGTCGCATCAAAAAACCTCTTTCAAAATTGGGATAATTCCCGATTACACCTGATAATATTTTATTTTCTGCTCAACACCAGCCCTCGCAACAATAATTCCAGCCAGCACATCAACTCGCACACCAACCGGATATTGAGTATCCGACTCTGCGCTAAATCTGCCGCCACCATCAAACGCCAGGCTATAATTCCGGCCAGAGCGTGAAATAATCTTCCCGGTCTGTCGCACTGCATTACTCATCTGCAACCCTCCTCATAGCCAAACTGGCAGTTGCCGTGAATTCCTTATCAGTGATTTTAACAGTGTATGTAATGGACTCGAGTTGCGCTTTATACGGCCCCTCCTCGTCTATTTTGTCGATCAAATCACCTGGCATCATATTTTTATCCGCAGGAATCTCGGCAGTAACAGGTTGCCAGTCCTGCCCCTCACGATCAAGGATAGCAATTCCCTTGGCCCGAGCCACTTCAGCCGTCGAAATAAGAGGCCCACTCACCGGATCGGCCCGGCGACATTCCTCGCACGGCGTTCCATCAGCAAGAATTACACAGGGCAGACGATGACAAACAACGCGAACAGCCATTACACCACTCCTATTTTTATTCTGATCTCAATCGGATAATCCGTTTTCCCCTCGCGGATCGCAACGTCGGTGGGCGCACGAAACAAAAACGAATGAAAATCAACTTTGTAGCTGATATCAGCAATAGCAGGCAGACCGTTGTCACCATCCACCGTTAAACGCCGCCCCCGGATAGGCTGCAAAACCGGAGTATTGCCATAAAAGAAACTCGCTGGCTGTTCTGCAGGAAAATATTTTAAATCCTTATATCTGGAATCATCGTCAAAAGAGAAACCGCAGCGCTCCTCCCGCAACTGACAAGACATACCCAAATCCTGCACACTGCCATGGGTCGGGCGGATCCATTCTATTTGCAGCCCTGCCTCTAAATGAATCAGAAAATAAATATCCGTATCTTCATTGATGACAAATGAAGTTTTTGGATCACCAGAGGAATCAATATTACGGACAGGATCAAATTCAGGGACAACCAGGGCGTTAGAATCCACCCCGGCACCAAATTCCAGAACCAGCGTTGCAGGAGTATTCATGCTGCAACCTCCTCGCCTGGGATAAAAACCTGTACGGATTCGATTTCATCGTCAGTAACCGTCCATTCACGATATTTTGTCAGATAACTGATAGTAGCCAGCGAGTTGCCGGGGATCGCGCTGCTCAGACTGCCATCTTCACTGGCTGTTACTTCGCCAAGATCATCCTCCAGCCAGGTGACAGATAATGCAGAGACATTGCCCTGCAGGTCACGGTCATAAATAGGTTTGGAAACAGAGCAGGCACCGTCAACAAATTCTTTCCATGTTTCCGTCACTCTTTCGACCAGCACACCATTATCAACAATGGCCACCCAACTTCCACCGGATGTGTCGAGTGGAAAATCATCATCCCAGGGCACGGAATAGCCGCGCACCCGTTTGGTAGTGTCGGAAATATTCTCGGATTCAAGCCGCTTGCTGCTGTCCGCCGCTTCCTGGTCACTGATCTCCACATAGTTATATCCGGGCATCACATCCCGGTTGTCGGAATCGGAAAAAACACCACCGTCATCAATAACAGTATGATCCGCCACAACCTCGTGCCATTTATTCGGAGACACTGGAAACTCACGTCTGATAATCAGTTTCCCATCATGGCTGGTCTGAACAACTGCCTCGACTGTTGGAGTGCCAATCAACGATTTAATGGCGGTGAGTGGTGTCTGATTGACAACGTTAAACGTGCCACCCAAAACCGGAAAATCATCAATCTGCCAGGCGATTTCAACCCCTTCGGCAAGCTCCGCAACAATGACCGAGGCCATGGTAGTGATCGGCCAGTCTTTAGTAACAGGACGAGCATATGGAGCCTCGAGGCCGGCGGTAAGAGACAGCCCTTTTAAAATATAACTGGCTGTAAACTCTTTGCCGCTGATAGCTCTGGTACGCGGTTTTTCCTCAATAAAAAATTCATAGGTGATTCCGTTCCAGTGTATTTCCATATGGCCACGGAGCTGTATGGATTTCCAGACAGCCTGGTCAAACAGAGGGACGGTGCATTCAATAGCCGCTGAACTGGCAGAAATTGTCCAGCCAAACTCGGCAGGATTGAGAAAAACCCCATCCGCCATGATATAGAAAAGTGGTGCCTGGACGTCCTGCCTGTCCCGAAATAATCCCCAATACTGGCCGAGCGCCGCCATTACTTCAGCGTGTTGCAGCATGTCGTATTCCTGCACCAGCGCTGCAATTGCCTGATCGCCACAGATTGCCCATTCCTGGGTGAGTGCGGTTTCGGCTTTGAACATCATGTTGTATTGCTGGCCGAGCGCTGCCGCGACTGCCGCCATATCGTCGTATTTTTGGACTAGCGCACGAAGTACGTGGGGAGCATCGTTATAGTATTGAGAGAGTTCTGCGAGGATTTGATCCGCATCACCGTAATGCTGGTTTAGGGCTTGTTCGAGGACGTGCGCCCAGATTTGAGAGAGGGCGTTTTTGACTGCGACTGTTAGGTGATAGTCCTGAGCGAGTGCGGCAATCACGGGATCACGGGCCAGGTCGTAGGGTTGGCCAAGCGCTGCAAGGACGGATATCGTTCCGCCGCCTCCAGCAGCAGAAAACGTAATTAAATTGTCACGTAATGAGTTATTTGTAAGCGCTATCCAATCCACGGAACGGGCCACATCGGAGACCCTGACTTCCTGGATTGTCGATTGAGAATATTGACCAGTATATCCAGTACTGTTGATTGTAATAACATTATTTGATAGCGACTGTATTGTTACTGCATTCCCGGTACTGTCTATCGCTCCCTCTGAAAATGCATTCGTGACACCGGATTCGAAAAGCAACCCATATTGTTTAAAACCAGCAGTGATTGTTCTTGATGATTGTATATTGTCTCCCCACACACCATTATTAATAAATGATGTGTCCAGATATCTGCCGATTACTGGCTGTCCTGTATCAGCAACACCACAGGATAATAGGCCAAACCAGTTCGAGGTAAGCGCCCAATCTGCGAATATTTCTAATGTAAATCCCGTCTCCAATGCCGACAGGTCAGATGTTCCCGTCTGAAGGTAATCATCGATTCCATCAAATATTAACGCTTTGCCCGTGTAACCATCAATCAGATCGGTATTCGTCATTGATCCGCTTGGTGTCGCATGTCTGGCATTTGCGGTGGAATCTAAGATACATGCACCACCGGTAGATGGGTCTTGAGACATATGATAAACAGCTACAAAGTTACTATCCCAAACTGCCTGAGCTGGCGTGTCTCCGGTATCGCCTATATAGGTCGTATTGTCTAGTTGCTCTGAGTCGTAATACAGGTTGAGTATTGTGGGTACAGTTGCGGAAATAGTAGGAACTTTAACATGCAAAATGGCCTTGTCACTTTCCCAATTCTCAACTTCAACTTGTGTCTGAACTCCAGTGTCAGCAAGCTCTACAGCTATTTTCTTGTTTGAATTGTAAGGAGCAGTAGGCGTAGTGAAATTTTCTGTCCACCTAGCTATTCCTTTTGAAATTCTAAATTCGTCTATATATCCTAAATAGTCACCATATTCGCCATTATTAGCAATTCCAATTTCCAAAAATTGTGTTGAATTATAAATAACGGATGAACCGATATTGTGAGTTTCTAGTAAAACACCATCTAATAATATGTGTAGATCAGGGCCGCTTCTCACTACTGCTATATGCGCCAAACAATTAATAGCCAAGCCAGATGCTGTCACATAATTTATTGAAGTTGAACCATTAGTCGTGATCGAAAACTGCAAATTACCACTAGCATGATAAAGAACCCAGCCTCTGTTTTCGTTAGTCCATTGGCCGCATAAGGCATAAGTAGTGGTAACATCTGACATATACACCAAAAAATCTAGCGTAAAATGATCTGCGCCAAGATTCCAATCCTCAGAATCAGGAACACTTAAATAATCACTAGCACCGTCAAAATACATAGAAGTATTTCCAAACTTCTTTTGATCTACTTCATGGTGAACATCACCATGGGCCGTGATAGTGTGCGCAGAAGAGGACGAGTCAGTAAAAACTGTACTCCCATCAACAGAATCAGAATGAATCAATAGTTTTGTATATTCGTCATTCCCATTGTTAATATCATCAAAGACAGCAGAACAATCAAAACCACCAACACCAGACGCACCAGACAAATTTACAAGTACAGGGGAATCTATAAGCTCGGATGATTGGGCAGGGACAGTCAGCTTTATCTTTTGATCTTCGTTCCATCCAGCTAAACTCATTTTTCAACCTCACTATATCGACACTCTGCACACATCCATAAATACAAGCCATCAGCACTCCTATTTGTCATAGCATTTCCGCACTCTGGACAGGGAACAGTTTGAATCGCTCTTCTGATATTTTTCTCGATATGAGCAAGGGACTGTTCCATGGTAAATCCTCTCCTTGAACATAGAGTAAGAACTTGTTTAGCTGTCTGTACTTCCTTATTTGTAAACGCTTCTAGCATGTCCACTCCCAAGCTGATCCATCATGTACGCAATTAGATATATCCGTCCTTTGTACTACGCTGCCGCCACTGGCATGACAATTTATATATGGTGGGGATGTCAACCAATACCCCCAGCCAGGAGCATCGATGTCTAAAAAATCATTTTGATATGTTGTCCTACCTGAATAGTTGTAATAAAACTCAACAATTGGCCCACGGTCTACAAGCTGCGCCGGTTCAGTTGAATGAATAGCGTTAATACTGCTAATAAATTTATCTGCATCGGACCTGTCCGAAGGGCAATCCACCACGTCACCCCAGGAAGCGTTTGCAAAAAACATCTCAACTTTATATTTGCCGTTATACGCCCTGCCAAGCCACCAAGACCCCCCGCAACTATAAGCGTTTCCGGCAATATTAAATTCTGTCGGTGTCCACTCAACATCACCAAGGGAATCAGGGTCAATTGACTCCCAACGCCCCTGAGTAGACCGAATCGTGCCAGAAGTTGACGAACAGCCATCCTTCGCAGTCCAGTATGCCATCCCACAAAATTCATCGTCTGAAATAACAGTTGCCTGGTTCCCATCCACAGTGATCTCGTTACGCCCACCAGAAAATGAAATTCCAGCACCATTAATTTTGAAAGTAACAGGCATTTTCCCGCCAGTAACAGCAATCGTCCCCCAGCTACTCGGTGCCAGAACTTCCACGGACGAGTCACTCACCACAAGCGGTTCAACCTCATCACAGCATTGCCTGTTTACTATTCGCTGAGTGATTGTCCACGTTCCACATATTCCATCAGCAGGGGAAACGGTGATAAAGTTGGTTCCTTCAGGGTAATTAAGTTCTTCCGGCTCTGTTGGCTTTCTGGCAAAGCCTTTGATTAGTCTTTCACAATGAGGCATTTCTTTTTCGTTAAAACCAACAAACGGCCACGACTCACAGCATACAGCCTCGTAAAATGCAGGGTCATATACTTTGTCTCGAATCCCGCAATCCTTGTATATCGTTCGCTCCACACCATCCAACAGAGCATTTTCAGAAACACCGTCCGGGCAGGGAACAATCTCGTAATGATTGTTCGATTTTTCCTTGCCATCGCACTCACAGACAATGTGCTCATTTACATGCTGTCTGCAATCCGGACGTTTTCCCTCATCATCCTCGGCACCATCACCACCACTATCACTATCACCACCAGCCCCGGCCATGGAGGTCACAAAATGGCAGATATTCAATTTATCCGTATCAGTTGTGGATTCATCTTTTTCCGGCCTGCTTAAAACAACCTCGGAATATTGGTGATGATAAAAGGCGAGCACAGAACACTGCACATCCTGATAATCGTCGATCTCGTCCCCGCTTTCAGTACCGGAATACCAGCCAACGCCCATGACGCTGCTGTCTGTCCCCTCGACCATTTCACTATCATTAAAATCACCTGTGACATGAACCGTCACCTCGTCCCATTCGGTATCAAATTCGGCACGAAGAATTCCTGTTACGGTGCCATCCCAATAGGCGGTATTTCCGATAAGCCGAATTTTCGGGCCATCAAATCCCTGCCAGCTCATTACTGGCCGTCTGATTATCGGATTGTCAAATGTATGGGAAGAGCTGTTATCAATAGTGATAGTATGCACAACCCTACCGACACGTTTTATCGCTGCACCAGCCGTACCGTTTGCCATCTGCAATTTATACAACTCACTGGCGTGAGAACGGAAAATCTTCAGGGTGACATCGTAGGCAATTAAATCTGAAATAGGCTGCAACTGATTATGAGCGCAGTTTTGGGTGTAGTCTGTGATCGAATCTGCAAAGCGTTTTTTTGCATCGAGGGACTCCACTGCTGCTGCAATGGTTTCTTTGGATGCTGTCCAGATATCCGGTTCACTGCCCGTGTCCGGCTGTTGCCAGATATCCTGCAAAGCTGCTGGCTCGCAGGCTTTTATATTGTAGGTGGCATCGATCATCTCAGCGGCTTCGGCCACGCTCATTCCGTCCTGCAGCGGATCTTTTTTGATCTCAATATTCAACCAGAATGGATCAGTGATAACCGAGGAAGGGACGAGACCGAGAGAGAGCTGTTGTTCAGTCATTATTCACACCAGCTATCAGGGTCGTCTTTTGTTTTGCGCTCGTCGAGCACTTTGCCTGTGCAGCCGGAGGTGTAAACGGTCAGATGATCGTCATTATCTTCATCACCACATATTCTTGTTCCGGAACTAAAGATACCACCGTTAAAACTCTCCAGATCACCATCGCAAACAGAGAGCAAATCCGTGACGCATTGCGGAATAGTAAGCGGCATCTGTACGGATTCTTCCTCACCGTCTGCATTCATCCATTTTGCAGTTATGGTGATAGAAAGATTATCCAGGCTCAACCCGGTCATATCAATGGTGTCTGTTTCGTCGAGTGGTGTACCGTTCCAGGTATAGATATCTGTGTAGGCCCAATACGCATCAAGATCGTCTGCTGTTATTCCCTCTTCTGGGATTGGAGCGTCTGGCCGCACGGGATAGGCTTTTATCAACTGCGCAGTTACCCGGTGCCTAGCTCCGATTTTTGTACCGAGAACACGAACAACCGCAAAAATGGGCTGATCTGCTTTGAGGGTGGTCAGGCCATCCATGGTGATATCTGGTTTTTCAGCAAGCGGTTGCCAGTTTTCGTCGTAGCAATCGGTTTCCCATTTGATGCTGCTGATTGATGCCAAGATGAAACCGAGGTCAACGTGGTCTGACATTTCAAAAACAACAGAAAATTCTGTATATTCGTCGATCACTACAGCCGGGAAAATCTCCCCGATATTTGATGACAGGGTGTAAGTAAATGGTGCCAAGAGCGATGGCCATGCCTCAAAGTCAAGCCGGACGGTGACTCCGGTGTCTGTCAATCCTGCAGGACAATTATTTTTTTTGTATGTAAAAGCAGACTCTCCAGCACTTGCCCGAGCAATCATCTGGGCGATATCAAACATGGAAGCTGTTTTATCCATGCCACTTTCCACGGGTTGGGAGAGTTTTACCCAACGGCTATTGCTGGTGGAAGAATCGCTCTTTGCAACCAGGCTAGTTTGTAACGATTGGTCCATCACTGCAATCCTCCCCTGGTTCGCTTCCTGATTCCTCAGATTCTGTCACAGTGTCTGACTGAATTTCCTGAGAGCAATATTCATACTCTGTTTTGCGGTCTGCCTTTACAGCCTTTGGGTATGTCCCTTGGCCCCACTCCGGCTGGCATATTTCTCCAGCAGATCCATTGCCGAGTAATCCAGTTGCCGAGTCACCATAAATTCCGTTTCCGCAATTACCCTTTGTTTCTTCATATCCGCTAGGTGCTTCTATCTCCCTCCATTTTCCGCCGTCAGCCCATACGCAGTAGGCAAGACACTGAAAATTATTTTCAATTGAATCCTCCCGCTCTTCGATCCGCACTAAATAGGTTTTGCGATACACCCCATATTTGAGACGGAGTGAACCGAGCACAGGCTGTGAAAAATGAAAATCCCGCCCCCGCCGAACAATTGCAGGACAGGGAACCGTGTTACCATCCGCATCGGTGCATGGCCCGAGCCAGCGCATGGAGTGCAGGGCTGCAATGGGATACTCTGCTGTTGCCTGATCCTGCAGCGAGCAGTTTAGTATCTCCTCCCTGATCACGGTTGTGATTGTTGCTGCTTGATGTTCCCCATGAGACACCCGGAAAATAAACGAGAGATCGGCACGGGAGGGATAGACATAAACCGGAGTATCGAAACCAGCCAACCCGCCACAATTTGGCAGAGGAATAGTGCCACCAAATATCATGGAGCCGACACCGAGTATTCCCTGACTTTTTGAGGTACGGCCAACATCCTCGGCCCACGGTTCCTGCTCGATCAGAACATAATCCGAATCGTCGGCACTGCTGCGCGTGGTCAGAGCTATGGAAAGGGACTGCTCTTCCATAGCCGTTATGCTGATTCGCCGCCAACAACAAGTGTGAGTTTGTTTCCAGTGAGCGGGCCGCAGAGTGGTGGGATAACCCGTTTTTCAATAACTTTTACATAAGAGCCTTTGATTTTGAATACCAGGGTATCTCCTGTTTTCGGGCTACCACTCCAGCCTGCAGCCTCCAGGGTGTAGAGAGGATGACCGCCGGGAAGGATTGTGTTTATTGGGGAGAAATCAACTCCGGTACTGCCTGATCCGAGGTCGGAGAGATCGGGATCGTCGGACGTTGCCGTGAAATTTCCAGCATCATCGGTGAATGAATGGGTGATCTCCATATCCATGGTTCCCTGATTATCAAGGATCGGCTGATATGTAGCCTCATCATAGGCACCATCGGTGGAGAATGTTTCCACCCAGGAGTCAAAAGATGTTGTGATATCACCAAAATTCTTGCAGAACATTATCTTTGTTCCGGTTCTGAGATCGTTATCCCAGGCCGCATAATCATTAGCAAGAGCAGTGGAGAGCACAACGGTTGCCAGGGTATCGACAATGGATGTGATGGAACCGATTGCCTTCTGTTCTATCGTGCCGCTGACTGCGTCAAATGTTGCTTTGCTGGAGATCATTACATCGTCGCCAACGTCTAAAACTTTATCATTGCCGCTGGCGTGCGAGATATCCTGTAGATCAACGAGCAGGGTACTACCCCCTGCAGTTACAGCAGTATTGAGCGTACCGACCGAAAACTTTCGTTCAGTGCCGACGATATCGGCCTGGGTATCTATGCCATCACCATCAAAAAAACAGCAGAAATCATCGCCTGCCGTTGGTTCGAAGAAACGAAAGAGGGATGCCATTAGGGATTTTTTGTTTGCATTGCTTACCAGCATGTAAACCCAGCGATAACTGGTGAGGCCTGCTTCACGATCAGCAGAGAAAGCATGGCCGAATGTGTTTTGGAGGGTGTTTGTTATGATCTCGTTGCCGGATATTCTTCCGCCGTTTGTGTTGTCGTCGGTTACGAGGCGTGGTTTGTAGAATAGTAGTTCGTTGTTTTGGATTGGGTCAGACATGCTTTATTTACTCCTTAAACTGTTATTAGCGGGATTGAGCCGATGTGCCATTCATCTGCATCAGGATTTACATGCCCCTCGAAAGACTCAACTGCATCCAGAGCGGTGGCTGGAATCATCACTGTAAATGTTCCCAAATGATGAACCAGCGTCACCGGTTCACCAATATCACGCAGCCCAACAATCTGATCGAGTTGAGCACCGGTAAACATCCCCATGACACTGTCGTTATCAGAGCTTGCTACAAGAGTCAGGGTATCACCGCCAGATCTTGCACACCTTTGGGCAACAGGTGCCCCAAAAGTCGGACGGACAGAGATGGCCAGTTTTGACTGGTTGCGTACTCCATCGAGACGCAGATCATCATCAAGAATTATATTTCCCAGAGAAACCGTCATGTGCTCGACAACCTCTTTTTCCTGCGCTGCATACGTTCAAACGCGTCATAGTCATTTTTTGTGGGAGCCGTGAGAGTGAATTGTTCTTCTTCAGCATGATCATAGATATGCATAGTCACAGACCCACCACCGGCCCCGGCACTCACAACACCACCCAAATTAAAATTAGGCATACTCGGCAAACCAACCACTCCACCATGCTGAAATCTGTTCGAGAATCGTTTTTGTAGTTCTTCAATAACCACGCCCCAGTTTCCGGAATTAAAGGCAAGAGCAGCACGCAAGCCTGCAGCACGCACTGAAGGTTCTTTGATTACGACTTCATCTTTAGTCAGCCAGGCAGAAACCTTATCGATACCGCCTGGTCCTGTTACTCTTCCGCCTACTGCGTAGCCGTCTCCGCCTCCGCCGCCGGAGCTTGTGATGTTCACATCCGCTACCCACTTTTTTTCTGTGAGTTTTTGCAGCTCGTTATAGATTTCCTGAATGGATTTACCAGCGTCCTCTTCGATCTGCCTCCACGTTTTGCCGTTTTCGTCCTTAAACTTGTCGAGATCCTCGACCTGGTCAGTTGTGGTGGCGTTGCCAGCTTTTGCAATTTTCGTATATGTCTCTTTCCAGACACCATCCACCTCTTTCATTTCGGTGGCTGTCTTTTTGGCAGCAGTTGCCACCTCATCCAGTGGCTTTGCGTCAAGTTTTTCCAGCTCGTCTTTTAACTGCCTGATTCTTTCGGCTGCTTTTTTGGCCGCTTCCAATCCTGTATCAGATTTGTCAAAAGCAGCTGCCGCAGATTCCATTGCGTTTTCAACTATTGCTGCAGATTCTTTCTGCGCCTGCGCCCAGTATTCAGCCTTTTCATCATCTCCAAAAAATCTATTGGACTGCTCAAAAAGATATTGAAAGCCCTGGCCAAGCTTCACCGTGCCCCCCCAGGAAAGGCTGAGAATGCCGGAAACTTTGTGCAACGCCCGATATACAGTGTCCATACCATCAGCAAAATCAGCGGTAAACTCCATTACAGAAAGGGCAGACTGCTTTGACCACTCCATCCAGTCGTTGCGGTTTTCGTCAATATTTCCTTTCCACTCCTGGAGAAGTTCATTGACTACTTTTACCGACTCAACAAAAAAAGCGTTCTTTGTGATAATACCGCCAAGCGAGGTGTAGAGTTCATTATAGGATGCCTTAACAGCTGATATCACTCCGGACATAGTGTCATATGATCCTGCAGCACGACCTGCAGAGGGGCCGGCCTGTTCAAGCAATATATTGAAACGAACCTGTGCCTTTTCAACATCGGTGAGACTCTTCCACGCTTTACCGGTGGCATCATTTGCCTTGTACCAGCCCTTGACGTAATCTTCGTTCAGAGTCAGGCCAAGTGCTTCCGATGCTTCCGCTTCACCACGAAGGGCGGCAGTAATGCGCTCGACGGAATCAACGAGAGCGAATTTTCCCGCACCAAGATCAGCAGCAGTTACCATAACTTTGCGCATCTGCTCTTCTGAAAGACCCAGGCGCTTGGTCATATCTATGGTTCTGGCTGAGGCGTTACGGAGATCTGTTTCGGAGAAAATCTTTAATTCGGTTCGCAGGCTTTTAAGGGTTGTTTCCCAGGAGCTCACCGAACCAACGTCAAACTGGCGGTTGGCAGCATCCAGACTGGCACCCATATTATACATGGCACGATCAAGGGCCAGGGCATCTGTTACTGATGATCTGAGGACTGTTTGCAGGGCATAGAAGCCACCTACTGTGGCAGCCACTCCTGCAGCTGTTCCGGCGTAGGTGATATTTGTGGCAAGTTTTTTGAAAACCCCTGTTACCGGGGCAAAGTCTCTATTAATCTGCTTGGCTGTGTAGGATATCTTCTTTCCGGCAACGGAGAGCTTTTTGCTAAAACCATCGCTATCCAGAGAGAGTTGATATTCTATTTTTGTTTTTTTGACAGCCATGTGATTGTTTGCTCAAAAATAGGATAGGTGTAGTGCCAGGCATCAAGGTGCCCAGCACTGATCAGCGCATTTACTGCTGCAACAATATCTGCAGCGATTGTTACTGTTCGGGATTTTTTTCTTTTATTTTGACGATGCGCTCCATCATCCCGACAAAGAAAGGGTTTTCAGCCCTCACCTTATCGATGAGAGCGCGCATCTCATCGTGTGTATAGTTTCCGGCAAGCTCTTCCATGGAAAGCCCGGTGGCCATAGAGACTGCACGAGCTGTAACATCGTCGTTAAAAAGGATATCCATCACATGGGGGCGACCCCCAGCAGCGTTGTCTTTTTCCATTCCCTCGAGGTAATTATGCACATCCTTCATGGTGAATTTCCGCACCGTGATATCTCTGTTTGCTAGCTTATGGCTTACCATTATCCAAGTACCTCACCGGCAAAGGTACCGAAACCGGACTGCCCTTCGACGATCTCAGGCGCTACCTCAAACTCAAGAGGAGACAGTTCATCATCTATTCCGGCCACTACAGGGACGGAAGAGGTGAGCACCAGACGGCATTTACGCAGGAAGAACTCACCTTCTTTGTTTGACCAGGCATCTTCAAGATGTCCTGTGAGGGCGTAAGTTCCTGCAGTTCCAGCTCCGATGGTGTACACGGGAGTGGTATCCTCAGCAGCAGTTGAGGTCACAAAAGCCTCTTCCGTGCCAAGCAGAAAAAAACTGCTACCTTCAACCGGCTTGATCAGCCCCATAAACTCATCAATGATGTAATCCACCCCGGCAACAAGCTCATTGCCAGCAGCCGCATCTTTGACCACGGTACTGGAAAGGCGTTTTTCACCGATCTCTTTCCAATAGCCGAATCCAACCATGGTTACCGACTCCTCAGTAAGCGTTGCAGCGGTGATTGTTTGCGCTGATACAGTTGCACCAAGCGCCTCAACCACAACATCTGGCTGCCACTCATTACAGGCCATCGAACCGGAGGCAACAGCAGGCCTAGCTCGTGATTTCAGTGTTTGCCCTGCTGTACCGCACTGATTGGAAATTGCTTTGATGAGTGATTTTTGAATATCAAGATTCAGGGTGGCAATATCGCCAAAGCTGAATATTTCACCGATCTTTAGACCGGCATCGTTTACTTTATAGCCCCGGATACAGCCGGAGAATTTGCGTTGCATTAGTGACATTATTTGCTCCTAGCACGTTCGTGTTTTTGCCCGGTTGAATCCGAGATTTATTTCTGCCTCGTAATAATGATTGGTATGGCGCCCGTCCTTATCCCCATACCGCCAGTCGATATGCTGCTGCATGGTAAAATCATTCCACATTCTTTTCGAGCGCAGCTGCAGCAGGCTTGCCGCCAGCTTGTCAATGGCCGTAATGCCGGAAACAATATCACCAGCTGTAAACACACCGAGCAGCAGCCGTACTGTTAAATCTGATTTTCTGTCGCCACCACCACCAGTCATGGGACGGATAATAACAAAAGGGAAATCGTTTTCGTTCTGCTGCCCTGATCGTTTTGGGGCAATGGAACCGATCTCCACCTGTACGTCTGTGGTGCTGCCTTCATTTGCCGGATCGTCGTATAGTTCCCCGTCCAGCAGGATTTCAATTTCTTCTTTTAGCTGTTGCAGCAGTGCAATCATCGTAAACCCATTTTTTTGAGGAGAAAATCCGCTTCATGTTTGAAGTTTTTCTGCAGGGTTTCGTCTGCGAAATCTTCAATTTTTTCGTCGTAGCGATCAGATGACAGGATTTTTATGGGGGATGGGCCAAAGGCCTCCACTATCTGTTCCTTACCTGTTGAATATTTAACTCCGGTGCGCTTAAATGCCCCGGTATGCCCGGAATGCATACGTTGCAGAAACACTCCCGTTGCAGCCTGTTTTCCCCGTGACTTTCGTACCATTACCGGGATACCCGTTAAGGGACGATAAGCACCTGATTTAAGCCGCCTGGTTGAAGGTATTACTTTTGTTCTGGCAAAAGAGATCAGCGGGATACCTGGAGATCCTGAACCATTAATAGTGCCATGGAGATTCCCCCAGTTGGCACGCTTAATCACCAGATCACTCCGTACATCTTTGGCCTTGATCGCGTAATCCTCACGAACTGCCGTGACCATAAAAGCACGAGTGGAAACCAGCGTTTTATTAATTGCCCTGGCGCCAGCTTTCTCAAGACCTTTGGGTAAAACCTTTAAATCATGCAGCAGCTCTGCAATATCTTCTTTGTCTGCCCATAGCTCAATCATGATCCAAACCTTGTCAGAATAATTTCCAGCGCCGGAAAGGGCGCAAGGAACGAATCAACGGTGAAACGGATCCCGTTATAATCAACCTCCTGAGTCGGAACCAGATCGTCAATGGAGCCATACAGCAGGGTGAGCCGCTTACGAGCCAGGACAACGCCCTCAAAGGCATTATCCTGAAACTCGACATCTTCGACAAAAGCCCTAAGCCCCACACCATCCAGATAAATATCAACAGCAGCCCCATCCTTATCTGCAAGAGCTGTGGCCAAATCATCGGCCATATGATCGCGGAGGTCAGCCATCTATTATGCGCCCAGCTTAACCTGAACAGTAGTGTCCGCACTGCCAGCAGCCGCAAAAGCCTTACCAGCCATAACATTGGTATTGGTCTTATCGATCTCTTTTAGGGTGTCGTCAAAATAAACAAGATCGCCCTGGTCAATAACAAGCGGGGCTTCCTTGGTGAGGGTGAAAACCTCTTCAATCAAAAGTTCACCTGTTTCACCGTCTGCGATATCACCGGCTGCAACACCAATCATATCTGCGAATGCTACTACTTCACCGGAGACAACATCCGATCCGGTACCGTTGGTCCAGGACATTACCGCCCCTTTTTGTACGTGATTTGTGGCCATGAGAAAAACTCCTTAAAATTGGTTTGAGAAGAGGGGCCCAAACATTCAGGCCCCGTCAGCAAATGCGATCAGTGATTATGCACCGGCGTTTTTATACGCACCGATATGATCAACAACACCTGCACCAAAGTCGTGACGAACTTTGATCTTGAGGGCATCAGAATCAAAATCAAGCTCCTCATCGATGTATGGCTGCTCTTCACCTTCCAGGTATGCAACCTCAAGGGTTGGGAACTGGTTGGGATGAGCGAGAAGATACCAGGCAGTACCGGTGAGATGCGGATCAGCGACTGGAGTAAGCTTACCGGCCCATGGGTTGTAGACGCCTGCAGACTTGTTATCGTCAGGAAGCGCAGCTGAACGGAGCAGGATCTCTGCATCAAGTTCTGCATCAACGGTTGTAAGCAGGAATGCAGGAGTTACATCGATGGATGCATCAGCCATTCCAACCTGCTTGCGCATTGCAGCACGTGCTGCACCGAGGCTGGTTGAAGAAAGCGCCGCTGCAGCACCTGCAAGGTTTTTATGGTCCGCATGGAACAGAGTCGTGCCATCTGACATCGCGGCATTTGCTGTGATCAGGCTATACACCGCATCTGCTTCCATTCGACGAGCTGCAGAACCGAAAAGAGTTGGGATGCGGGTGAAAGCCCGAAGATCATCATTAATGATCATCTGACGGGTCAATGCCACCACACGGCCCTTGGTGATTACACGGTAATTTTCTCCAGACTCTGAGAAGTTTGCCGATTTATATTCACCGTTCTCGTTCAGATCCATAAGATCAGGAGCCTCTGACATCTTCATGGCATGGAGCGCCTTGAAATCATTGGCACTGCCAACGGAAACAAAAGGCCGGAACGTTGCTGGCCATTCGTTATACGCCTGCATAAGATGGCTGCTTACCAGCCCTGCAAGAATAATTGGAAAATCAGAGGTTGATCCGGCTGCAAGAGCACGGCCAACAAGCTGAGTGCGGGACATACCGCGGACGGACTGTCCGGCAATTTCCATGCATTCACGGGCAATACCCACAAGAGAACGACCACGAAAATCTCGGGAACCTTCTGCAGGATTTTCCACCCGGATACCGGAACGGAGCGCCAAACCATCGGTTACAGCAGAACGGAGCTTTTCACGACCTTCGACACCAACTGAAGTAGCGCCATAAGCGCCTGTGCCAAGGGGGACAGCACGTTCTTTCATCCGTTTAAAAATTTCAACCGATGCACGTTCCACGGTAAAAGATGGATCGTTCAGCATATTGCGGGCAAAATCGCCATGATCTTCATCCATCAGACATGCAGTCTGTAAACGGCCTTCGATTTCAGAACGACGACCTGCATCCGCAACAAGTGCACGATCAATCTGCGCCTGCACATCAGGCACAGAAACAGGAGCTGGAGGTTCAGCTGCAGCGCGATTTGAAACATCATCGCCATCGTCATTATCTGCACCGCCAGGAGAACCTGCAGAGGCAGATCGCTGACCAGGATCAACGCCAGGAACTTCAATACCATCGGCCAGCAACTCTTCATAACGTGCCCATGCTTCTTCCATGGTAGCATCTGTGCGGAGCCCGTTGGCCTCAAGAAACTTTCGTAATTTTTCGTTCATCATTTCCTCCTTGGAAATATTTGTCAGGAGCGGGACTGGATTTAATCCTGTCCCCTCGAAACCCTATATTTTATTCTCAGCGACCAACGCCACAGAGAGTTCGCACCTTGGCCAGCACATCTGCACCAACGGGTGTGACTGAAAACTCTTTTAAGGACCAGAGATAGGAAACCTTGAGCGGCCCCTGAAAAATGCGGCCATTTACGGCAACCTCTGTTCCCTCTTCTATCCAGACAGCTTTATCTACGTGATAACCGACCGAGCCATCCAAGAGATGACGGTCGATGACCTTCTGTTCAGTTCGTTGTGATTTGTCGTCTGCTGCAAAAAAGACTTTGCCATCCCGGGCAGGATATTGGCCTGCTATGGCTTCGGTAAAATCACGAACATGCCCCAGGACATCATCAACGGAATTGCGATTATGGGAATCGAGCAGAGGAACCTGACCCACTGGGGGAACCATCATTCCATCCATAAGCAGAACCTCTTCGACGAAATCCCAACGATCCCAGTCGAAAACCACAACCGGCTTTTCTGAGGAAAGGGTCCAGAGGTAGCCTGATTCTGATTTTTCTGTACTTTCCCGCTTGGCAACTGTGGCATGTCGTGCCCAATCGCCACGGTACATACCGGCAGCCTGCAGGAGTTTTTCAATTTGTTGATTACTCTTCATTTACAAGTGCCTCTTTCATAGCCACGGTTTTAGCCATTACGGTGTAAAGTTTCTGGAGGAGCATTTCCTCTTCGATTCGTGTTTCCACGGTATCTTCAAAAACAAGGCCGCGTTCTGCATTGAGCCCTGTACGGGTTTCGATCACCAGATCCAGTTTCTTTTCTGCTGCTTGGGTGGCGTTTCGTTCATCCACCCACTGCCAGCCTGGAGCTCTGCTGATCACCATTTCGTGATACTGATGAGGATCGCGGAAATAATCGACCATGGCAGGAGCCAGGCCAACCAAAGCAGCCGCCTCCATAAACCAGGCAACCACTCCCCTGTTCATCTTCTCATCCATAAATATCTGTTGGCCTTTGTAGCCCAGGCGCTCTTCAAGCGATCCGGAACGGGCCGAGGCATAGGATGAATCTGTGTAATCGTTGGCAAAGCCTTCGTATGACATTCCAGTTCCCACTGATTGGGCCCGCTTGGAGTCTTTGACGAAAAGGTTCGTAATTGTTGCCAGGGCGATTATGGGAGGCGAAGGTGACATCCGTACCGGTGGGCAAAGTCTGTAAGATTCCAGACTGCAATTCCGTGGGGGCATCCTTGGCACCGGTGGGAGTTGGAACATCCGGAGAAACCTGTCCTCCTGCTGGAAGATTGCCTGGGCCAATTTTAAAATCGTTGTATGCGGATTTTATAAAGGCGGCAAAAATAGCAGCTGCTCTTGCTCCATCCTGTTCAATATGGCGGTACTCATCCATGCGGTAGGCTTCCATAACAACGGCTGCATACCAGGAAATACCTGAATATTGAGAGATGCGTTTACGATCCCAGACATGGATAATATCTGCTGCCAGGTAACGGATGGAATCACGATCAAGGGCAGGGAGATAATCGCCAGGGTGACTTTTTAGAAAATGGTAGGCAATTGGCTTTGCGGTAGCAGCATTAAGCTCGATACCACGACGGGCAATGTTGCCGTTATCCAGGACACCATCTATTCTGCTGTCCAGCTGATCAAACTCGATAAATTCAACACGCAGCGGAACCACCCCTGGCAGAGAATCATCATAAACCCGGTGGATAAAATACTGACCATCGCTCCACATATGGCGCAAGCCAAGCTTCTGCAAGGCAGGATAGGAATCGTGACCGGAGATATCGGCATAGCGCATCCATCTGCGAAAGAGTCCTTCCCATTTCTGGTTGTCTGCTTTTTTGAGCTTGCCTGATTTGTTTCTGATCTGAAACTGGGGCAGGATCCCGCCACGCACTACGTTGTTGCAGATGCGCTCAAGGCTTCCTGAGATATAGGGATTATTCTGCACCTGGTCACGGCAGCGGGCTACTGTGAGTTTCAGGCCTCGTTTGATATCAGCGTCGGCTGTACGCAAACGGGGCAAGAAATTGCGATCCATTCCGGAGGCGTCTCCGGAAACAAAGGAGCGGTACATATTGCGGTGCGCACGAAAGCCAGCTGCACGCCCAGGAGAGACGAGGGCCAGAAGGCCACCGCCTAGAGCTGTCCAGGAGTCATATATTTTGGTGGCTATTTTCAACGTCTGCCCCCGATCACCATCTGGGAGCAACCGAAGCTGCCACCGTTTTTGGCAATGGAGATTTCACGACGCAGGGAGTTTATGGTTCTTGTGATCTCAGCAAGATCCGCCTTGGTGAAAGACTGATTACCCACCGCCCAGGACTGATTGCCCTCAAGGATCTTTTTTTCTGCTGTGAGGTACAGGGTCAGACGCTCCTGCATTTCGGTGATGGTCATGTTTTCTCCAAGGCGTTTTCAAACTCTTTCAAAAAACGTGTCTCAATTGGAGAAATGGTACGATAGGACGGGGGAGAAAAAAAGGGAGTCAGTACTAGCGCTAGTACTTTACTATATATAGTACCATGTTTTGTGCACTGGCATGAAATATGCTATATATGGTGTATGTGCAAAAGAGAGGGAAATAGGACTTGTTTTAGGTTTTGCTTCAACGTCCCAACGCTTGACCTTCTGACAATCATTATTATATTGACTTTATAATTGACAATATGCGATAAGTAGGTTAGGTACATCGACTTAATACGCAAAAAAACTGAATGACCATTCAGATTCCACTAGGTTCTTATCATGAAATTCCAGTTTAACGAAGAAAAAGCAATCAGTGCTGTTCTTCATATCGTTCGCGAAGTGCTTGCACGAGGTGAAGATAAAATTGGACTGCACAAAGTTTTTAAAATTTTATATTTTGCCGATAGAGATCATCTTGTCTCTTGGGGCAGACCGATTACGGGCGATTATTTTGTAGCAATGCAATATGGCCCAGTCCCTTCCAATATCTACGATATGCTGAAAAGTACAAAGGGAGACAGTTCTTTTATTTCCCCGGAAAAGTACACACCTTTTTTTAAAGTATATGGAGAAAAGTGGGTTGAGGCAAAACAAGATCCAGATATGGACGTTTTGTCTGAATCAGACTTGGAAGCTTTGAAAAAAGCCATTGAAGACAATGTCCATCTTAGATTCTGGGATCTGGTTAACAAGTCACATGGATCAGCATGGAAAACTGCCAGTAAAGACTGTAAAATGTCATACAAAAGAATGGCGCTTGAAGCTGGGGCGGATTCAGATATGATTTCCTATATTCGGCATAATGCAGTAAACAGCATGGCTTTTGCGTAAGACTTATGTCTCCCTCTCTGGGCAGCCTATTCCCTGAACACGCGCGAGAAGATTTCGTTGTCAGGGCGATAAAACCTGGAGCCGTATTACGAATTCACGTCGACACAACCACACCTCCAAAAACAAAGCGATTGGTTGTTCTAGCCATTAGCGACAATAAAATTTGTGTTGGCTATCTTTTTATTAACAGTGAAATAAATCCAAATGTTAACTGGAATGCCAGCCTGCAAGCACTTCACTTACCACTAGATGCCGGAAGCAACGAGTATCTGGATCATGACTCTTATCTTGATTGTTCGTCGATACATGACATGACATTTGACGATCTGAAAAATATCATCACCAACGATCCCGCATTACATATCGGCACTATTGGCGATGCAGACTTGGGAGCAGCAACAGAAAAAGTCACAGGTGCTCAAACTATCTCCCCAAGCCAAAAAAGAAGATACAACCTTATATAAACCTCATAGCACTCCTGTCAGCATCTCCCCTTGAACGGCCCCAACAGAAGACCGTTCGCGTACACTAATAGCGGGGTTATTTTGACAGGAGCTTTTTTTGTTCCTCCCTCCCCTTGCTTATTTCAAGCATATGTTTACAGTTCCTAACACAAGCCAATCAGTAACCGATTGACAAAACAAGCATTTCAACCGACAAGGAGCAACACAATGTCAGACAGCAGAACGATTGACGGATCAATCAGCATCCAGGATTCAAGCAAAGAGCGCGTCGCTTTTGATCTCATGAAGGAAATATCCTACTATGAAGATGTGCCAGAGGGAGACGCAAGGAAATATTTTCTCACTCTATACTCTAAGTGCCTCTTAGCAACATCTGGGTATAATCTGAAAGATGTTCTTGGGTAAAAGAATTTCCTCCGGCATCACAGATGCAAAAAAAAAGCCCCCATGCAGTTTTGCATGGCGGCTTTTTTTGTTTCTACTCATCCATCAGAAGACCATTTACATAAAATGACACGGACTCAATCTAAAAGTATTCGCATATCATCAACGGATCTACCTATTGATTCAATAGACATACGCAAGGTTTTGCATAACCCATCAAAAGTGAACGTATTCAAGTCCTCACCATCGTCCATCCTGTCGATGTATTCATAAATGAATTTCTCAGCAGTCATCATTACTATCACGCAGTCATTTACGCTTTCAACTTTCTCGTTCATGCGGTAGTGGTCTATAAGTTTCATACCAAAACCTCCTGTCGTAAGCTAATCCCCAGATAATAAATAGTACTGGACTTCAACCTGTCAAAGCTGCCACTCAAGCAATCCCCGAATTTTTTCCTGCTCATGGGCCGAGATTTGTTCCACTGGGCCTGCCATCTGGAGTAGGCACCATAAAGCTCTGAAGCGGACGTTCTTCCCTCTTCGTCAAGATCGCAGCAATCTCCCACAAAATCGGCAACCATCTGTCTGTCTGACTCAACAGCATGGGTTTCTTCCGGCAGCAGGCCCGTTGATCGCAGACGCTCCAGAAGATCATAGCCGGTGGACTCTATCACCATATCATTGACCAGCCGCTGCATAAGCGGACGGTTATAGGAAAATCCCATACCACGAACAATCATGGCCGCATTGCGGGTGGCAAATGCCACTTCCTGTAATTTATCTGTAGTGAGTTGCCCTGACCAGGTGGGAGTGGTGAGGGAGTAGGTTCCGGTTTTTCGGATTTGGGGGAGGACTTCGTGGGTTACCCAGCGTTTGAATTTTTTCGCTGCTGCTGTTTGGGATTTTAAAATCAGGTGATAAAGACCAGGTTCTGACACCAGCCGCATTTCTCGATTTTGACCACCTGACCTAAGGATCTCTGAGGTCAGGTCTTCATCGTCAAGACTCCTTAACGCTTCTGTTGGATTGCTGTGCTCAAGAATATCGCAAACATCCTTGGCAACAAACCATAATTCATCACTAAGTGTAATAGAACGAAACTGGCAAGACTGGTACTGAAAAGTTGTTACTTCGTGCATGGTAAATCTCCTTTGGGTGAAATAAATCTTCACCACTTTCCGCTGCAAAACGAAAAATGGCCGTTGAACAGGTTTGCAGACCGCCCCAAAGAAACGGCAAGCCCGAAGGCTTCCTGCCCAACGACCAAAAGAGATCGCCAAACAAAGGACATAAAAAAAAACCGCCAGTCAATAAAGAGAAGGCGGATGTCCCCTTTGAGGTCGGGCTGCAAATCCCGGTCACTAGTATCCCAGCAACAAAGAGAGCATAGCCCGAAACCTCAGCTTTTGTCAAAGATTTTTGAAAAAAATGGCCTGCTTCATGTAAGATGGAATGTATCCCCATACATAAACAATCACTACAAGGAGCAGGCCAAAATGGAACGTAAAACGGTAACTTTTGAAGACATTGAACGTCGTCTTATAACAATGCATCGAGAGGCATATTACAACTGGATCAAGCATGTTGTGACTCTTGCTTCAGGCGCGCTAACGATACTGGTCTCGCTTCAAAGCAATTACATCCCGGATAATCCGAAGGGTTTACCGCTATTAATATTGTGTTGGGTGGGACTTGTTTTGAGTATATCTCTTGGAGTTGTTGCCCTCTTTGGTGAAGCACAAACACCTTTGGATGCGGCAAAGAACATTCGCAAAAATCGTCAGCAATACGGTGATGCACATGTTGCCAACGCCATGGAAAAAAATAGCGCAACCAACCCGAGAAAAAACTTCTTGTACGCTCAGAAGGTACTTCCTTGGCTCTTCGTTGCTTCTCTCTGCAGCCTGTGCATTTTTGCTGTGATAAATCTTCCGTATTAGGAATAAAAAGGACTTCATCATCATAAAGATATTGGATAGGACCGGGCTCCCAACCATTAGGTTGGGGGCTCTCAAATAGTTTATCAAGATTCTCTTTCAGCCCCATACCTTCCTCCAAATTCTCTATGCCACATCCACTTCAAGCGACTTAATATTAGTACCCAGGACAGCCAGGCTGCACCGCTCATTCTCACAACGGTGATACCTGATCCGCATATTATCTTCCCACGGTTTCGTAGTCTGCACCTTAGTCCGCTTCCCACACCAAGGACAAACAGCACCAAACCGTGAAGAATAATCCACCCCTGCAGCAGCCTCTTTGCTTGCCGCTGCAATCCTGCTCACCGTAACTCCTGCCATCATGCTGCCTCTCTCTGCCAGTATTTGATCTGTAAAATATCAGCCGCAACCAGGGCCATAAAGCTGCAGTCAAAATAATGATTAGGCTTGTTTTTCGGACACTGCCACAGCATCCTGGTATCCACATATTCCGCACAGAGATGCTGGGCAAATTCTTTGGTTACTTCAGAATGCATATGCCAGGCGCCAGGATCATCCGGATTAATCCGCAGCTTTGAGGCCAGATCATCCTTGTAGTGATGAGTATCGCAGGTCACCAGGCGAACGCCACCAGGGATAATTTTATTGGTACCAGGATAAGTATCGATTGTGGAAAAAGTGTGTGGCGTTGCCCGACGTCCGGATCCACCTTTATAGGGCTGCAGCCGCCCCGGGTGTTTTCTGGAAAAGTCATACACCTCGGATGTTTTATGGCCCATGGCATCCTGGACAGCAAGGTGCACCGGATAAAACAATCCCTCTGCATCCTGATATGCATCTTCAAAAAGAATCTTCGCCAGGGCATCAAATGTTTTTACAAAACCAAAACGAACCTGCCACGACTCCTGCTCAATTCCCCAGCCGAAAGCCCGAATCTCGAAATAAAAACCATCGTCCTGGGTATCAACGCCTGCAGTCAGTGCTGCAACCCTTCCCATACCAGGAACTAACCCTGCAGGCCTATCGTCTTTCAGCTTGAGGATCTGATCCTCTTCCCGCATGGTCTCAAAATCCACATAGGGCTCTGCCTTGATCTGAGTGTCGTAATAGTGCATGTCCTTCTTGTCTTTCAGGCCTTTAAAGAACCTGGACAACACTTCAGACAGGGACACCAGCTGAGAGATCCACCCAGGGGAATGAAAGCATATTTTTTCAGGACGTTTTTCTGAAAGGTAAATATTTATTTCACGGCCATCATCCCGGGCAAACCAGACACCAGCCTGTATTGCTTTATCACGCCCACGATCATCCCATTGGGATCCACATTGTGCACAGACATAATAAGCAAGTTTCTCCTCGAGTATCTTTTTGGGATCCCGTTCCCCTTCTGGCCCCTTGATACGTGTGGGATCCATAAGCTCCATCTTGCCACAATCAGGACACTTCACCTTATAATCAAAAACAACCTGAGCCTCTTCGGTGAGAAATTTCCAGATACTACCGCTGGGAACGGTTGGAGTGGAAGAGAGCCAGGCCTTGGCACCATATTTGTATGATCTGTACCGCTCAAAGAAGAGATCAAGCGAACGGGCTTCTTTTTTGGAAGGCTGTTCAGGCCATTTATCGATCTCATCACCAACCAGATACCGAGCGGAAATATTACCGAGTGAAGTAACAGATCCCGCCCAACCCATATAGATGAGCATGGTCTGGAGATTGATCCGGAGCGATGCCAGATCATCGGATGATCCGGTGAGCAGCTGGCGCAACCTTGGGGACTTGGTGAACATCGGCTGCAGGTAATCCGTTGATCGTTTCGATGATGTATCACGATCCGGATATACAAGAAAGGCCGGCCCAGGCTGCATATCTGCAACATAGCCTAGAATAGTCTCCACCCCGGCAGAGGATCCTGTTTGTGGTGCTTTACAATTGCCAATTACTTTGACAGAGGGGAAAAACGAGGCATCCATTATCCCTCTAAAATGGGGCATAAATGAATTATCCCATCGTGATCCGGCCAGGGGGCCATAGGTTACGGTACGATTTTTTGGGGCCCATACCGATGGTGGGATCTTTTTACGTTTTCTGAATACCTTTTTTTCACCAGGGGAGGGTTTGAAGGAGACGCGGATCCGCTTGGTGCGCTTGCGGAATTTTTCTGGCAACCAGGGGGGAGATGTCCTGAGACGGACTACTTTTGTACGACTGAGATCTGCTGAGGGGGCTGGTGCTGTCATATGGCTACGCTGCCATCCTATCTGCAGGACTAAGAACAGAGGTTCCCCGTTTAGCAACATGGGTATAAATCATGGTCGTAGAAATATCCTTATGGCCAAGCAGCTCCTGGATAGTGCGGATATCATATCCAGCCTCCAGAAGATGAGTAGCGAAAGAATGCCTGAATGTATGACTACTTGCCTGTTTTGTTATTCCTGATTTTTTAACAGCCCGACGAACAGCCTTTGAAATAGCTGAGTCGTGTAAATGATGCCTACGCTCTGCCTTACTGCGAGGATCTATTGAAATACGCGTCGCAGGGAAAACATACTGCCATGCCCATTCAGACTCGGCAGAAGGGTATTTTCTTGCCAGAGCATGAGGCAGGTAAACTGTTCCAAATCCTGCATTCAAATTCTGCTGATGTTGCCGGTGAACAAAAAGCAGGTGTGTTTTAAGTGGTTCTGTCAATGATTTTGGTAAAACTGTGACACGATCCTTGCCGCCTTTTCCGTCTCGAACATTTAACACCTGACGATCGAAATCTATATCCTTAATGCGAAGAGAAAGGGCTTCATTTAAACGAAGTCCACCACCATACATAATCATCCCAACAAGCCAATGTACGCCTGAAAGATTTCCCAAAACAGCATCGACCTCTTGATGAGACAAAACAACAGGGAGCCGCCTTGGCTTTGTGGCCCTGGAAAAATTTGCGAAACTCGCCATCTCAATTTTGAGCACCTTTTTATATAAAAACGCTATTGCATTAAGAGCTTGTTTTTGAGTAGAAACTGACACATTACGCTCTCTTGCCAAGTAAGTGAGAAAGCGCTCAATGTCAATTTCGTGCAAGTCTTTAGGGTGAGTTTTGAAGTCATAAAACCGGAGATACCTTACAATCCAACCAACATATGATTTTTCGGTCCTGCGAGAATAATGCATGAAAGCCATGGTATTTCGTATTTGTTCCATCAATATTGGTTTGCTCATGTTTCCTCCTTGGCCTGCTTTGTCGGTTAATATTATTGGTTATCGTGCCATGTGGCTTTATATCGCCTGTTATGCGGCGTAAATCCGCCACCGATTGTACCCTTCATCCAGCCCGGCGCACCACGCATCAAACTCAGCGGTGCCAGCAACAAAAGGCATGTGTTCTTTGGGGCTTGGGCCTTCTCCGGACCTGTACATCAAGGCTGACAAAACTCCTGATTTATACGCATCGCTGCGCGGATCTCTCGCTCCGGAGAAAGCCCTGTCATACAATTTTTTAGCTATGCTCATATTTGCTCCCCATGCAAAATATTGCCGAGCCGCAAAGCAAAATAAAATTCGCCTTGCTTTGCTCCCCATTTTTGACGGCCATTTTTTACTGCAACACCCCTGCACTCGACCAGGAATGAGGGGGCGTTTTTTGCGTAACCGTTCCGAAATTTGATAGCATCGTAGTCTCGAAAGCGCAGATCAAAAAAGGTCAACAGCTCGGAAACATCAGTGTGGCGCTTGAACGGCTGACGAAGATCACACAACATCTCCTCCCATACTGCCCACTCAATCTCACCGTATGGTTTTGTTACCAGTAGCCGCCTGGCCCAGTAGTCCTTTACCTCCCGGTATTCGGCTTTCTTTTCGCCGGACAGGATCATGTCAAACCATTGCTTTTTCAACGTTAAATGTAAAATTCGCATAACAAAACGCTCAAGAGGGAAAACAAGCACGGCGGTTCTCCGAATTCAGTATGTTCCAAAATGGAAACAACTCACTGCGGCCCACGCCCCGTGCTTGGCCGCTTGTTTCCCCTTAGCTTGAGACGTTAACTTCTCCCCAACTCAGCCGCTTTAACGGCTACCTTCGCGACTTTTCTCATTGTCGGCTTAAACTCAACAGGCAACTTTGAATATCCGTTTCTGTTCAGATAAAGCAATTCAGCCCTGCTTATAAGCCTTAAATTATCATCCTCGAAATTTCTATTATTTCCATCTTTAAAAACAACAGCATAACCTTTGGGTGCAGGGCCATGCTGTTGTTCCCAAAGCCAGACATGCTTGTGCTTATATCTTGTCTTAAAACCCGTGTGTGGGTTTCGTTCCGGAACCGATATTTCCACATAACCATCCTTACTAATCCGCTCACTCCATAATGGTTTGTGGTTATGTGGCAGATTGCCTTTTTTAAAACTGGTGCGGTTGGGCCCCATGTAACCTTTTTTTCCATGGTTCCATGATTTTTGACCTTTTTTAAAATGTCCGCTGCGACCACAAGTAAAACCTTTCCTGGTAAGCAAACCATGGATAGCTGTTTTCTTTTTGTTGGTGTCGTATTTCTGATTAAAAGCATTTGTCAACTCAGCCACAGGCATGCTCTTAAATCCAATCTCAAGAAATCCCAACATTTCATCTGTGTATCGAAACGGCACTATTTGCTACCCTCAAGCATTGCTGGAACAGGTTTTCCGAACAGATCACCTTGAGCGATAGCCTTTTGTGCGTTAAGCACCAAAGCACCATTTGCTATAATTTCTTTGGCCACGCTAGTGATGGCAGAAGAGCGTACAATTTCTTCTTTCAACTTATCACCTTCCAGATCCTCATCGCCCAACCTTTCCAATTGTGCAAAAAGATGATTGTTCAAATCAGTTAATTTATTTTTCATTCTCAAATCCTCAATAAAAAAGTTAACAACGCAATCAAGAGGGAAAACAAGCACGTCCATTTTCAGGCCAGCTATTTCCTTTTTGGAAACAACTGGTTTCCATGCCGCGTTTCGTGCTAATTCCGCTTGTTTCCCCTTATTTTCAAACGTTACCCAAGCCAAACAACAGAATCCGGCTTATTAAATTTCTTCCCATCCTCAATCAACTTCCCAGTAGCACACCCAACACAGTGCGACCGCCCAGGGCTAAACTTTACAGCTGCAGGGACTTTTGATTGTTGCTGATGACGCAGACACATTTCAACAAACGATGTCTTTGCAATCCTGGTTTGTAAATTATTATGAATCGGGCAGGGCATCCTTTTACGCATCTCCCGGGCCAACTCATAGCTATTTCCACCTATATGTGCCGTTTCATTCATCAAGTCGCCTCAAATATCACATCAAATTCAGCATCAGCAGCAAAATCACTCATACGCTGTTCAACAACCTCCGACACAGCGTGCACAAGTTCTGCAGCACGCAATTGATCCCCATTAACAAGATCGATCCAATCAGGAGTATTTGCCTGGATTGCATGATTGAGATGAGCCATAAAGGCCACCGCCCTGGAGACGATGGCCAGCTCAAACTCATCACGGCTCACATACTTTCCCTTGCGAGTATCCAGATCGTGCTGATCCTTTTCGAGCTTGACCTTTGCCTGATCAAGCTCGACTCCCATCTTCTCTTCATGCATCTTATCCAGCTTGTCTGACGCCTTCCTGCCCGTGGCTGCTTCTTTCAGATTTTGCTTTGCATATTTATTCACATCGGCAAGGGTGAATTGTCCATCCTTACCAGGACGAAGCAGACGATCCTTACAATGATCGTAAAACTGCGATCGGCTGACAGCCCAATCGCCCTGCTCTTCCAGATAGCGGAATACAGCTGCTTTTGATTTGAAGATTTCCATTTATTCCCCCTACCCAGGCACAGACTGATATCGGTACAATCCGTCAGCCAGCTCCATCATAAAGTCACCCACAACATCTGAGCGATAAAACAGATCATTCATGCGATTATTCTTTTCAGGATTTTTCTCACACCAGCCAGCAGGTATCTCTCTTTTGAGACCACTACCAAGATCATAGAGACAAAATGCACCATTCGACTCCTGCAGGAGCTGTTTGAGCTCCGTTAAATCGGCACGGCTACCAAGTTGAACTGGAGGCAGTGGATCCGCCGCCACAGGAGGCTCAATTTCTTCAACCCGGGCAGGCTCTTTTTCTTCCTGAAAAACCGGAGGAAGTCCAGCAAGGATCCACAGCCGCAAGTCAACACCTGCAGCAAAGGCCTCTCCAGGATCTTTTCCTTCCGGCACCGGCCAGCGTCTTGACTGAGAATAGGTTTCATCCCACCAGGCACCAGCCTTGGCTCCAGCCTGATCGTAATCAAGGCCATCCAGAATACAGAGTGAACGGGAAAGCGCCTCATCCGCCCTCTTTTCCGGCTTAACACCTGTCGAACCAATACCAACCGTCCCCACAATATCCCCAGCGGCCTCGTCAACGGCTATACAGTCAAGTTCCGCCTCTGAGGTCACGAAAGCCTTAGCTGATGGATTAGAGAGCCACACATCGCGCATGGAGCCAACAACGTAATGATATTTCTTTTTAGGGTTCTGAGGATCAGGACGAAGAAGACGAATGGTGAGCCGGTGAAGCAATTTGCCAACCGTATACGGAATAACCAGCCCTGCAGGGAGCATAAGCATACGGCCACGACCATTTTCTTTTTTCTCGTTGCGCAGGCCCCATGCAGGCCACGGACGGAACGAGGGTTGATACTTTTCGCCCTTACGTTCCTGACCTTCATGGAACCCGAGTTTATATTTTTTGATGGAGACCATTGAGATCCCACGGCCTGCCAGATAATCGATGGTTGTCTGTCGTTCGAGCAGAGCCAGGTGGCAGCGCTCCACAAACTCCATTCCCTTTTTACTCCACAGCTGTGGCTCTTCTACCTGATCCGAATAGTTGAGAACAGCCGGAGTGAATATTTGGCGAGAACAGTTTTTAGGAGCATCCGGAGCACGATACTTCATCGCACTGGATGCCCCTTTGATCTCAATCCCAAGATATCCGCAGGCATCTTTGAAAGTCATTCCACGAAAATCAATCAGATACTGGATAACATCACCACCTTTGCCGCAACCGTTACCGCCTTTGCCATGGCCACAGTGATATGTTCCCATTCCCTGGGCGTATCCTTCACCCTGTTTCGGGTAGAGACAGAAGCGATCATTTCCGCCGCAACCAGGACATGGCCCCTGGGCTTCACGTGGGCCCGCTCTTCTTGGTTCGCCCACATCTTGAGTGTAGAGATCGGTGATATTTAACAAGGGATGATCCTCCCTGTACTATTGTGTTGATTTATCAGGAAGATACGTACGAACGACAGATACACGGGGAGGATACGGGGATAAACTTTTGTCAATCCTCCCCAAAACAGACCAGAAAATAACGTCTGCAATATTAATAACATACCTCTTCTTTCTTCCTTCTTTTTATATAAATAGGGAGTAAGGGAGGATATATATACATACACACACGGCAACCCTATCTCTCCTATAGTATTCGTTCCGTGTGTGCGTATAGGGATTTTCATCCCTTCATCCCCGAAATCGAAAAAAGCATTGTCGTGGCAAGCAGTTAACGCGGGGAGGATACGGGGAGGATACGGGGATGAAGGGATGATCTTTTGTGAATTCACCATTATTTATCCTCTGCTGTGACCACAAGACAGATGCCGATGTATTGCATCTTGCCATTGGACTTGATGCGATCGAAGCCCTTGCGGGACATAATATCGCCAAATTTTTTGGATGACATGGGTCTGGCTGGAGACTGATCCGCCCACCAGGTCTTATATCTTCCATACATCGCAGAGGCAGGTTCCCTGAGTTTAGGATCCTCTTTGTCCACTTTGCAGCACTGCTCGATAAAATCCTGCAGATCGTCTTCTGTTCTTCGATATTTTAAAGAATCGTTCAGGACTTTTTCCGGTGGCGCCATGCTTTGTTTTTGCCAGGCCAGACAACCACGCACCAGCCAGGCCAGGATACCGGAAGATTCTGCCTTCAGTTTATCCAGCAGGTTGGGATCCGCTTGCCGTTCATGGTCAGCTGTTGGCTTGCGCCGCACAAAAGAAAATGGAAAATCGATTACCTTTATTCGCTCCCAGAAAGCATTGTCATGGGCTGGTGCATGGGGAAGAGTGTTGGTGAGCAGGAACAGCGTATGCGATGGCAGAAAAGTAGTCTGGTCCTTATCATTCAGCCCACGACCAACCAGAGGATCACCACCGGAGAAGAGCTTGAGACGCCCTGCTGCAAAAGATTGACCTTCTTCAGTCTCCGAAGCCCACGCCAAACGCCTCGCCTTTAATGCCATCAGATCAGGGGATGGCCCAGAGCTCGACTTTGAAAACTTCTGGCTCATAAGCATTTCCGACTGGATAGGCCCAGCCATCCTGCCAAGCACATGGTAGAGGATTTCCATCATGGTACCTTTACCGTTCTGGCCATGCTTACCAAAAAGAACAAGGAAAATACGTTCCATATTGAGCCCTGTTATCGAATAACCGAGAACACGGTGCAAAAAATCAACGACATCTTGATCCTCATCCAAAATAGCCTGCAGGAAGGCATCCCAGTTTGGGCATGGCTCATCAATACCTTTCCATTCTATTGCGGACGCCTTTGTCAGATAATCCTCAGGACGCCCAGGGCGATCCAATCCAGTACGCAAATCTACAACAGCATTTGCACAAGGAAATAACCACGGCTCCCGGTCGAGCTGCTTTGGATGGACGGTGAGCGGATCCGCATTGGACCGGCTGCAGTTGAGAATTTTCTTACGGCCAGCATCACCACGAAGTCTGCTTGAAATTCGCTTCAGAATAGATACCTTTTTATCTATCAGCTTTTTGGATGCTCCAGCGCTTTCTGCCTTACCAATTTCACCGTCATAAACATCCACCAAACGAAGATATTGATCGACAACACCCTCCATGGCAGCAAGAGTTGAATCGTTATGGTCATCGACCCAGTGCGGATTCGCCCAGGTCATCCAATTTTTTGTAATAACATTGTAAACAAACTTGCCACGGTGCACTGAGTTATAAAGCAATGAATCCCCAACCTCATTTGCCATATAGCACTTACGGATGAAATCAACTGGAGGCTCTTCACTACCGCCCTCCTTTTTCCCCGCCCCCTTGCTCTTTTCAGCTTCGACTCTCTTTTCAACTTTATCCCTATAGGAGTTGATATCTGCTACTGACATAACTCACCCTACGGTTATAAAGCCAACGGCGGGAGACATGGCCGGAAAGAACCCTCGCAATATCAGGAACAGGGAACTCCTCCTGGAGCATCCGGTCTGCAATTTCTTTTATCACTTTGGGAAGGTGAGGCTCAGCAACAAAAACACGGGCACAATCACGGCACCGATATTGCTGTTTCCCTGCACGGGAAGTCCCATTCTTCCAGACCACGACACCACCACACCGAGGACATTGCGGTTTTCCACCGCTACCACCATTTGCACTCATATCTAAGATTCCGTTTTTCCGATGTTTTTAAAAGTTAATCCGTGCGATTCTGTCGAGCTCTTACGCACCCGTGAATGTCTTTCTTCCAGAAGGACCCGTGGAGTCTGGGGAGTGTTTAATTCTTGGCTGGCTTTTATGGGAGAGGGGGAAGGGGGAGCGGCAAAACAAAGCCCCCTCTTTAGCAAACCAAGAAGGGGCCGATCGATCACAGAGGGGACTGCCTTATTTGATGCCTGCACCAGGCACACGATTAACAATTGTGTCATGATCTACCCGGTGCTGCGACCAACTGCCTGATTGCATCATCAATCATGTACTCATCAGCACACTCACTGCAGTACACTTTCAACCCAACACGCTCAGCCTCATGGCCTGGTATTTCCTTTCCACACCTTGAACAGGTGTATATGATTTCATCATTCATTGATCTCAACCTTCACACCAAAGGCAGCTTCTCTTGCATCTTCCAGGTCTTCATTGGGGATTAGGCTTTCACCGTTGCCCTGGTCCACTGCAGCATCAAAGAGTATTGAGAGCCAACGTTGTAACAGAACGACATTATCCGCATCACTCATTGCACCACCTCTGCAATAAGGTGATCAGGGGCCGACCCGCTTAGGCTCACCAAGGTGGCGCGCCCCTGATCAGTTGGTACTGAAGGAGAATAGGGAGGTTGAGAGTGAAGTACTGCATAGGAAGCTGAGTGCACAGCGGGCTTTGATGCATGATCAGCCAGGGATAGAATCGAAGATATAACCATGGTTACAATTGCTACAGCCACAACCAGTAAGGGGAGATAATCTCTTATGAACCGTTCCATACTAAATCCTTACGCTGCTTTCTCTTCTCTTTCGTGAACAGGAATTCAACGTTTTTTAGTGGTTTCTGGGGTGCTGATTCTGCTTCCAAGGCTTCCGCCTGAAGAATCAAGTCTTTTGCCATTTTTCGAAGTGTGGCGGCAGTTATTGCTGATTGTGCAAGCGGTTGCAGCGCCATTGTTATTTCGTACCGTGATCAGGTGTTAGCTCCTGACAATATTTTGTATAGGTCCGCTCTATCTCGTGGACAGCATCAGTCATAAGGTTGTGGACATCCTTAATATTTGCACCTGAATCAATTGATTCTTTAAGGTCGGCAACAGCCTGAAAGTCTGCCAAGACTTCTGCATCAATTGTTTCTTTTAGCTGATCAGGACAGCTCAGAGTTTCATCACACCCAATAGATCGCTGTAGATGCTTAATGCCAAGCTCCGCAATATCTCTCCGGCCATATGTTGCCAACTCATCAAACAGAATTCCCAACGCTTCAATGGGATCCTTGCTCCGATCAACAGTGTATCGAGGATCCTGAGCATACATCCTGATAGTCCTGGCGTTACGACGACCAAGGACAGCCATGACAAAACTGTCACCAATGGTCTTCCGCATTGCGTGCCAGATCTGCCAAGTTTGTAATTGTTTGGTCATTTACCGAATCTCCTGTGCTGCTATGCTGTACATATGCGAGAATATAGTTGCCAAAGTCCCCTGCCCTCTGCTAGGATCGTAAGTACCAACAAACAAAGCCATTTTTGCGTTCAGAGAACGAACAAAGGGCCGGGGAATCTAAAATTATTGAGTCTGTGCTGCTTCTGGCCAAAGCTCGATCAAATCCTTCCCCACATCTGCGGAGATCGCCTTCCGCACCTTTTCCGTGCTCGAACCTCTTGCCATCTCTCCGGAAACAACTCGGTACACGGTGGATTTCGTAAAACCTTTGCTATTGGCCCAATGCTCAATCCGCATGTTGGTGCGGTACATAAGCAGGCCGATGATTTGTATTTGAGTCATAAAACCCTCGTGAATATTGAAATTACCACCGCAATAATTGCAGCAGCTGCCGCACTCTCTGGTGTAGCTCTCTCCCAAGCAATATCATTGCTTCGAGCGTCTTCTGAGAAAAAACACCAAAGGCGGATAATGCTTCGCCAAAAGTATGAAGAGATGTTTTTTCACGTTTCAGACTCTCTAGGGTGGATGGTAGAAGTGAATAACCAAACCACGAGGTCATCACTTTACGCTCTAGCTCAATCGCCTGACGCAAGGAAAGCTCTTGCTCTGTGTCTGCTTTACTTTCCGGAGCTGGTAACAGCAGCAAACGATTATATCCTTTCCCAGTCAGCATATTACATACACCTGGTGACTCACTTTAATGAGGAACAGTATGGCAATACCGTCGGCCAGGCAGGTGCTCATCAAGGGTTTCAAGAAACTCTTGAAGGATTGAATCAAGCCAAAAATGCCCTCGATAACATTATTGTTATGATGGCCAGCAAGTATGGAAAAGTTTGAATTTGTCTCGATCATGAGACCAGGTTATCTCACGAACAGTTGCGAGTCAATATTTATATTCGCGCAATATCGCACACAGGGTGCACTTATGTACCGTAACATATTGAATCCACATAACATATGAAGACCCAAGAAAAACTACACCTTTTAAAAGAAGGTCTTTCCACTTTGGGCTTTGCGAATTATTGCGAAGTATCCGAGTCAACTATGCGTGGATACCTTAAAGGAACAATTAAGAAACCTCGGATCAACATACTTCAGAAAATTGCTGCAGCTTGCAATGTACCGTGGACCTGGCTGGACTCTGACCGCCAACCTCCAATTCCTGATGAATGGAAAATGAATAATATTTCCGAGGTAAACCTTCGTTCTTTTTTCGAGGTTGATCCTGAAGTGATTGATATTGAAGATGCAGGCGATGGCAGTATCTTTCCGGTTGTAAAGGCTTATGATGATGAAGAAATTCACTTACTTTTCTATTGCATACATTGCAGAAAATGGCATCAGCATGGCAGAGGTGGAAAAAACGCACCATTTGAGGAAGGTCGAAAAGGAGCAGGCGGACACAGAATCACACACTGCACTATTAAAAATTCTCCCTATAAACGCAAAGGGATAATCCTCGATGTTGTAGGCAAATTTAAAGAGCTAGAAAACAAGAGAAAAGCAGGCAAGACTCTATTCTGCCCAAAATGCAATGAGCATTATTCTGCCGCATTTAATGCTTGTGAATGTGGTTTTTCAAACAACAAAAGAAAATCTAACTATCCAGCCTTAGAAACTTTTTATCGCCGATTGCTCAATCCATTGACATGGGCAACAGTCCCAACGAACGAAACTTGGCAAGGGCCAAAAATAACACCCGAAGCCACAAAACGTATAGCCACCAACCAATCGTCAGCCGGTAACGGCATTTCAATTCAGGCCGGAAGAGATGCTAAAGGAAACATTGTAGAAGGTGGTGCTAAAAAGTTATCTGAGGAAGAACGGGAACTCATCAAGCTGATCCGCCAGTACGGCGGCTCCAAAACCATTGAAAGTTTCAAAGAACGTCTTCTGAATATTAAAACCCTGCTTGAGGACAAATAAATAAAGAATGGCAATGGATGAAAAAGAGGGGGAGATGAGCCAATCGGCCATTAAAAACAAGTTGGCTGTTCAGGCAGGTAACGACGTGAAGGATAATGTTTTCGTCACGATGGTCACGAACAATCTGGACAACATCAGTGACTTTGATGGCGCCCTGCAATTAACGACTGATGCGCTCAAAACTGCTTCAACACGCTATGACAAACAGATATTAAAAACAGCGGTATGGGATGCTGTTTTCAGAGTATCATTCTTTGCTCTGGTAGCTTTGAGCCTAATTATCGCCATCGGCCAAATGAGCACTAAGCCAATCCTCATATCTCCAATTTTGGTGGTATTACTAGGCTTTCTTGTAGTAAGTTCTATCTGCCCTTTACGCCGTGCTAACCGAATCGAAGCGGGTATTAAGCGTGAACTTGACGCACACTCTGATGTATTGAGTATGCTCTACAGGGAAAAAATACTAGCAAAGATAAAAAGTTTAAAATGACTGTCTAAGGAAAAACTCTACGTAGTTTCTGAGGTCTGCCCCGGTTCTTCTAAAAAACAAACCAGCCATAAACTACGAGAACAACAGGCAAATCAAACAATTCATGTGCTCATATTAGAATCACCACAACTCAACAAAACCAACTCGTCATGCATATCAAACCGTTCAGCCTGTTTATAACTACGTTATTTTTGTATCTCACTTCTCCAATGTTAATATCAGCTGGAGATTTCAAAGAATGCATCGATAGTAAGGGCCGATCAACCTACACAAACAATGTATGCCCTCCTGGTTATCATTTAAAGAACCCACCCAAACCCAAACAAACTGTCAAAACAGGTGCCATTGTCCCAGAGAATAAAACATCACTCACTTGGGATAAATTTAACATCACAATAGAAGATATTAAAATGGAGTGGTACCTTGGACGAAATTCTTCACAAAAAGAGTCGCTCTATCACCCCAGGATACAATTCGTTGTGCGAAACGACAGAGAAGAAGCAATTGACAGATTGGAAATTGAGCTTCTTTACGTGGAAGAAGACAATAAGATATTCGGAGATGATGATGCTAGTATCTATGATCTACCTGCCGGATACACTTCTAAAACGATATTCATGAAACCAGGAATGGGTATAGTTTTCAACGGGTACAACGAAAAAACAATCACCAACAAAACATATAAAGTTGATATGTATGGTAAATTCAATGGAACAAGAGAGAAAATCACAACCTTAGAATTCTCATCAAAACTCACAAGATAATATTATTAGAAGGGTGGAACACTGGGGGCAACCACCGTTTCACCGCAAAAACAAACGGCCGAATCAGGACAAAATGAAAACATTAATCACTATTATTTTCCTATTGTACCCATTGTCACTACATGCATATACCCAGGACATATCACAAAATATACAAGAGTTGGACGAGGAAATTGCAGCAACAGATGACAAGGTGAAACGTGCACAACTTTACGCTTTCAAAGCAAGACAATATAGAAAAAACAAAGAATACGAACTGTCAATTAAATCATACCTCCTTTCCATACAACAACATGGAACAGGATGGTCCTGGCTAGAACTAGGAAGCATGTATTTCAAGACTGAAGATTATGAGAAATCATTAAAAGTTGCAAACAATGTAATCAATAAATTCCCTGGGGTTTTGACGGAAGCCAAAGACCTGCTGACAAGATCACAAGTCAAACTACATGAAATATATTTAAAAGAAAATCCTCCAACAATTATCGTTAACAATGATTACAACCCGGGAAGAAAAACACGATTTGATGTGATGAACGAAGTGCAGGAGAGGAATGCAGCAGCCGCAAGTTTTAGCAGAAATACAATTTATTCCAACTGCAAAGCAAAATGGGGTACTGACTATTCAATGGTTGAATATTGCATAAAAAAACAGAGCAAAGCAAATTCAAACGTCCAGCGACATCGAGGCGGGATCAGAGCAAGATGCGAACAGAAATGGGGATCTGACTATTCGATGGTTGAATATTGCATAAAAAAACAGAGCAAGGCAAATTCAAATGTGCAGCAATATCGCGGAGACATCAAAACAAGATGCGAGCAAAAGTGGGGCAAAGATTATTCGATGGTTGAATATTGTATCAAAAAACAGACTCAGGCAAAAAATAACATTAACAGATAGATCTGAACAAAAAGGGTCTGACCCAATTTTAATTATGTCAGAAGGTAAACATATGGAGTCGGCATGAGCACAGACGGAAACATAAAAACATGTCCAAAATGCAATACACCAAGAGCAGCAGGATCTATTGAATGCAGCAATTGTGGTGTTATTTTTGCCAGGATCAAGACCAAGCATAAAAAATCAGTGCCAGTAGCTGAACCGAAAAGCGTACAACCTGCTACAAAGAAACGACCCCCCAGGCAGCTACAAGCATACACTTCAAGCAAAAGAATAAACAAACAGCTCTACAAATTAGGTACTATTGACACTTGGTTTACAAAAAAAGAAATTAAATACCTACCAAAAACAATAAGAAACGACGAAACAATAAAAGGGCTCGGAAGCGGACTTTTAGATGGCAACACTTGGCTGATTGTCGTCACTGACCAGCGCTTATTATTTTTAGACAAGGGGATGGTCTTCGGGTTAAAACAGGCTGAAATGCATTACGAACAGATAAGTGCAATATCGTACAAAACAGGACTGCTACTCTCTTCAATTAAAGTTTCCACATCAGGAGGAGAGAAGGAGATCCGCCATGTTGAAAAGTCAGATGCCCCACGGTTAACTGAGCTT